CTGCGAGCAAGCCGAATGCTTCCGTCACCTTCTGAGTGGCTTCCTGGAGCTTGACCCAACTGGAAGTCTCGTTGATGGCGTCAAATTCTTCTTGCGTAAACGGCCGATCGAGGAACTTGCCAGCCTTGAGAGCGGATTCCTGATACTGCAACACAACGCGCGACAAGTAGTCGTCGGCATTACGGTTGCCGGAAAGCGGATCCAAAGCCTTGACGACGTCTGTCGGTGTGGCCTTGCTAAGATCGATCCCCAGCTTGTCCAGATAGCCGCCCGGACCCATGATGTATTTGCGGACCCATTCGCGCGTGTCTGTGCGGAACAGCTCCTCATCAATCAAGGCTCCAGCCGTGTAAGTGGAAGAAGTCTTTCCACCTACCGAGCCGCTCTTAACCATTTCTCCGGGTGCGCGGAGGCCAGCCTCTTCTTGCGCCCGAATGGCTTTCTTGGTCGTCTCACCGGCATAGTTCTTGGTGGACATGTTGAGCTGAACACCGGCAGTGGAAGCGCCGATATCAGCCGCGCTAACCAGTTCGAAGAAGAACTGACGAGGCGACATAGTCTGAGAACTTGTGCGGGCATACTTCAGAAGCTGGAAGGCTTCCTGCCAATTGATCTGAGCGCCTTCCGATACCTTTGCAGATATGTAAGCGTCCAGGTATTGCAGCACCTTGGGGTCGAAGTTACCAGCCTGATCTTGCAACAGACCAGCGGAACCCAAACCTCGGAAGATGGTGGCAATACCCTGGAAGGCGTCCTCAGCCGTTTGGCCGGTCTGGATAGCCGCATCAACGGCCATCTCGATCTTGTTGTCGAAGCGCAGAACGTCCAGCGGATTCGGGAAGTTCGGAGAGAGTTCCGCATACATGTCCATGCGTTGGTCAGCACGGATACGCGGGTTGGCTCTCGCCCGATCAAAAGCAGCTTCCGTCAGCGCCTGTCTGGTTTCCGGCGGAAGACGCATCTGCTGAAGCTTGTTGCCAGCGACGTCAAAGCCCTTGGCGCCCTTGGCAAAGCCTTGCTCGATCGAGTTGACGATCGTGTGGCTAAGCTGGAACATGGCTGAGCGCCAGAATATCTCGAACGGACGAATGTCCAGTCCGATCTTCTGCATCATGGACGGCTGCCGCGAGGGCCTTCCGCCACCGCCACCCGAGCCGCCGAAGCTACCTCCAGCATTGCTGCGAACGTTGGCAAGTTTGGAACTCGCCATGTTGGCAGCACGCGCGACCTGAGCCAGCTTTTGCACGAGGCGGTCCAGGTTTGCGAAGTTCATCGCCTTATTCCCCACGAGGGAATTGATGTTCTTCGAAGAGGACTTGTACTGCCCCAAGGCTTTGGCCATGGCGCGAATCTGGGCCGCGTTGGTGCCGCGCATCTGGACGTTGATAGACACCCGACGCGGCACCTTGCCAGCGGCTCTGGAGAAGGCATTCAGAGCGCTTGCCGTGGCGCGCAATTTCTTGTCAACGCCAGAGGAACTCGTTGGAAAGGCGATGGCCCGCAAGGCTTTCTGCGTAGCTACGGCCTCTTTCCGCATCTGACGCAGGGCTTTGTTAATCTTGCCGATGCCCTTCGAGGACTTATCGTCAAGAAGTAAGGTTGCCTTTTCGGTATAATTGGCCAAGGCTTATCTCACTTCAGTTTAGCTCCGGCAATTGCCGCCCGGAACTTAATGTCTGACTCATTGACCTTACGGAAATTTTGCATCCGCAAGGCCAATTTCTTGATGGTCAAGTCCTCGTAGTTCACCATGCCCGCCGAGAAGTAGCGCATCTCCTCGACGGCCAGAGCCATTCGTTTCCCTATTCGAAAAAACGAGGCAGCACCTTTTCTTGGATGTCGATGCCGTCCGAGAGGGTGATTTGGCTGACGGCCGAGGCGGGAATGCGCAGAAGGCTGACGTCTGGGCAGATAGGCTTTGCCACGGTGCGGATGAGCGTAAGCGCTTGGGCCGGTTCAAAGCCTTCGGCCAGGACTTCTTCTACGTCACCGTAGGTCTTGGCGAGGAATTCCAGTTCCTCGATCTCCATTTCGCCCTGAGTACTGACCATCTTGAATGGCGTCCCCAAGCGGAACAGAATGGGAGAGGAGATGCCGTCGGCGTCTGCAGAGGAAATGACCTGACCGTCTTCGGCCTCGCCTTGATCGTTCAACTTGTCGTTGATCTGCTTGGCGTACTCGATCGGAAGCTGCATGATGGCTTGGTCGTCGAACTTGTGACGCCCGCCCTTGTCATCGATTGCCGACAACTGCCTCTTCATCCGGAGGCGGTTGTTCATGACCTTCCATTTGGTGCCATTGGTGACGCCTGGAAGGGCATGAGTTTCTTGCGCCGTCTGCACGAATGTCTCGAAAGACAGGATGGCAATTTCGATGCGAACAATTTTAGCGCCGTTTATGATCACGGGGCGCTTGTTGATTTCTACCGTATTCATGATTTTCCCTTGTGCCGAAGGTGTGCCGTTAATACGACCGCGCCGCCGACTCACGGCACTGAGTCGGCGGCGCAGGAGACTAGAAGCCGAAAGGTTCCTCTAGTCTAGCTCGGTTAAGCTGCCACCTGAAGCTGACCTGCCGGAAGCAGTTCATCAAGCACGCGGAAGCTCATGTCCATGGTGACGGCGTGGCTGTCGGACTGATCGTCCCCAACAACCGAGCCGCCGCGTCCGGTATAGACGATGCCGTTGTCGTATTCAACCTGAATGTCGACGGCAGCGCAACCCTGATAGTAGCTCAGAGGAATACGCGGGTCGCGAATCACGTTGATGTTCGCACCGGCATTCGCCGAGACGCGCCGAGTGTATCCACCCGGCAGCGCTTCGTTGTTGTACGGGCAGGTCTTCCAGGTCGGAAGCTCGTCCGTAGCAAGTTCATGGGAAATAGGCCCGAAGGTCTCTTCCGTGTTGCAGTCGTGGAAGGTGATCAGAATGTTCTTCACACCAACGATATTTTCACAGGCCATGTGATCGCCTTTCTATGCGCTTGAACCGATTAACGGTCGCAGTTGTCCAAGAGCTTGGGCTGCAAGTTGGTGTTGATCTGACCGATGCGGAGCGGCTGGCGATAGACCATGTTGACCCAAAGCAGGTTCGGGTTGCCACGGCATTGCTCGGCGACTTCGAAGTCCGTCTTGACCGTGATGTCACGATCGATGTCGTCGAACTCCGAGAACAGCACGCCGACGTTCTCCTGAGCCCAAGCCCGGAGGTCTGCCAGAACGAGGCGCGGATTGGTTCCGCGGACGCCTTGACGAACCTTGGTGTTCTTGGTGAACAGCGCGAGGCCGTTGTACTGCTGGAGATGTTCGGCGATGGCCAGAGCCGTTGCCGCTGCCAGACGCCGCGAGTTGGTATCGCGGAACGTTGCGTTCGCACGACCGAGGTCGTCGTACATGTAGTTCGTGATATCGTTGTAGATCTGCGGGTTGGTCAGCTGACCAGTGCCGTTGCCGGAAGGGCCGTAGGTGACGAACCCTGCGTCTGCAAGCTGCTGGCGCTCCGAGAACGTCCACGGCGAAGTGCACGAGGTCGGAATGCGAATGCAGGAGAGCACGCCGTTTTCCGGACCCTGCACCGAAAGCTCCGGATTGTCACAGGCCGTGCAGCAGGAGAGCGCTGCATAGTTCGCGACGACCTGCCACGGAAACTCGTAGGCGTCGGGGCTGTAGGCCACCCGGCTGAGCTCGGCCGAGTTGTCGGCGGTTGCCAGGACGGTCCCCAGCGAGCCGGAATTGTAGACATATCCGTGACCGAAGCACTGAGGCTTGTCGCAGGACCATGCGTCGCGAACGGCGTCACGCATGATGGTCTGGTTGCCAGTGTCGGAACCGAGATAGGCCCAGCAGGAATAGCAGCACTCGCCGACGGCGGTGAGCAGGTCCGGCATGACCGGATCGCCGGTGCCCGGAGTGGTGAGGACCGTGGAGACGGTAACGCCAGCCGGAGCGTAGTTCCTGCGACCGGCCCAATTGTAGACCGGGTTGAGGAAGTTGCCGACGGTGCCCTTGTTCTTGGCCGTGAACGTGACGCCCGTAGTCGGAACGACAGCAGCCGTATACGGGAAGTCATCCGGAACAGCGGCGACGACGGCGGCAGCAATTTCGTCCACAGTGTCACCAGCGGTGACCGGGATATCGATGCTGTAGATGTCGTTCCCCAGGAACAGCGTGAAGCGACCGTCGCTTGTGGCCGGACCGGTGATGGTCGACGTGTAGACGGCGGCGACGCCAGCAGCCGGGTCAGCGAGCGGCAGAGCGTAAAGCTCCAGGTTCTCGCTGCACTGGCAGAAGGCGGTGCGCAGGGCTTCCGTCAGGATGGAGCCTTGACCGAACTGGCAGTTCAGATCACGTTCGTTGTTGACCCGCTGGATAACGTCCGGGACGAGCGTGCAGCCATCTTCCGTGGAAAGACCTTGGCCGATGATGAGCACCTTGCATGCGCCGTCGAAGAAGTTGAGCGAAGGGTCGATGCAAAGGCGGACAAAGCCGTTGCTAAGAATGTCCTGAGCCATTTTAAATAGCTTCCTTCTCTCGGTGGATTAGATTACGGACTTGCCGTTGTCCGGCTTTCCGCCGTCGGACTTGGCCGACTTCTTGGTGGACTCGACGACGAGGTCGCCATGATATTCGATGAGCCGCCGAATATAAGGCGTATCTTCGACTGGCACGAATTTGTCTTCCGGGATACGGAAGCCATTTCGCGGTGCAGAAAAGGCAACGCGGCCTTTCTCAGCTTTGACATTGATCTTGGCCATTGCCTTCCTCTTCGCAGCATGGATCAGGATTATGGCTCTTCGGACAGGCGCCCCAAGAGATGGTGAATGCAGTCCCTTCGTCTTCCTTCTCCCGCGCACAGAAATCGAACCTGTGGCGCAAGGTGAAGGGGAGCATCAGTGCGGCGTTGGAGGCTTCCATGTCCATTTGGACTGGCACGACCCGGTTCCCTCTCGGCGACCTGAAGTCCTCAAGCATTGTGAAGAAACGCTCGAGGATGTCATCATAGTCATAGAAGGCCCAGAAGGGCGTGTCCCTGCCGGTCTTTTGCGATGTGATCTTTTCAGTCTTTTTCCAGAACTCCACCAAGATGTTCTCGGTGATAGTCATCTTGCGGCCCGTCCGTTCGTCGGCTTCCACCGGAGCGTTGATCAGGGACACAAATATGATTGGGTCGTTCGGAACGTTGTCTGCTGTGACCTCAGCCTCGGAGACTGCCACAACGCGCCGATTGAATTCCGGAAAGGCTTCAGCGAGAGCGTTCACCAAAGCCAGGATTGTTGATTTATTCCCTGCGCCAGACAACCCAACCTCTCAGACGAGCCAGAGAGCGAGGAACGACTAATGACAAAGCATCGTCGCTCATTCGCCTACGCCGCATTTTTCTTGTGCCGTATCGCAGATAGCGGCCATAATACATGGTCGTCCCCACGGTGGCAGAGTTGGCATTAGATTCCGACGTCACCGACCCAAGCAAGCGGCCTGTTTGGTTCGCGGGAAATTCTTGCCGAGCATTGTTGATGGAGGCGCGCTTCCGGCCGACGCGTTTCACGCCAGTCTTGGGAGGATTGCGAATTCCTTCTTTCAACCGTGTCTCGGCGTCCTTGGCGACGCTGCGCAAGAACAGGCTCAACACCTTTTTGTCCTTGAATGCGCAGAACTTCCGCCAAGGTATGAAGTCAAACATTAAAGTTGAACTCCTGGGAGCAGGCCGTGTAGCCCTTCATTCTTGGAAGGCTCAATCGGCTTCAGAATGTCGTCGCCCATTTCCACGAGGCGACATTCAAACTTGAAGAACTGACCATCCTCCAATTCATCCATGGAGTTGAGCAGCTTGAACCAGCGCGGCGGGGAGAGCCGAGGCTCTTCATAAATCCAAGCAGCGGAAGTGACCTGAATGTCCGGGCGCTTCCGCATGTGGATGAAGTGGGTTCTTCGATTGCGCTCCTCGAGAATGGCCTGACCGTAAGGGTCGAAGACCTGAGCGCGGCGGGCTACGATCATAGCCCATCCCTCGAAGATTTCCTTCTTCTGGTAGACGAGCTGACCGTTATCTATCACCACATCTTGCGCAGAGCACACCTTGACCAGATGTTTGAACTTGCGCAGGACGCGGGTGTCAACGGTAAGACCCATGACTATCTCCTGACGGAATATAGCTTCCAGTGCTCGATCGCGCCAGAAGCCCAAGCGCCGTTGTTCGTACCGATGAGACCGGTTTCTGTCGTCCCCAAGCGGTTGCGAACCGTGAGGAGTTCGTCTCCGGGGTTAGCCGTGGCCCAAGTGATGAACTTGAGACAGCCATAGACGATGCCGCTGGGAATGTCCTCGACGGAACGATAGCCCGTTTCGTAGATCGCTTGGTATCCACGATTGGCCATGTTGCCGCCGCAACCTCGGCAGCAGTCATTGTAGGTTAGCTCCTTGGTCAGAAGCGGCACCTTAATGATGCGGTCGTCTTTCTTCGTGCGGACGCGCTCCCGTGGCCCGCCGCCCGGTGCGCTCAGCATTACCGTACCGCCAAGTGGCGTATAGGACAACTTCAGATTATACGATTGGCGGAAGCCATGAGTGTTGTGGTCAACCTCGATGTCTTCGCGAACCGATACCAGTCGCGCGATGAAGCGACCGGTATAGATCTCTGCATGTTCGAATGCTACCTCGCGATAGTATTCCAATTGCGGATCGGTGACCTGTATGATGTCGTTGGTCTTGGTGTGAGCACGCATCAT